GAGATGACAAACAAGGAAGAGGTAGAAGCTCCTGCTGGATCTAGTATGATTGAACAACTTAAACAACACGTGGAGAACTATTGTTTAGGTAGAGCAACATCAGGTGCAACAAGAGAAGATCTGGAGGCAGGTAACGTTTGGAACAACAAGGGGTATCATCACTTTGTGTTTAGTAATTTCTTCTATCAGTTTTTAGCAAGACACAAGTGGGCAGAGAAACCTCAGTTTACTTTGTATGTGTTGAGAGAACATTGTGGTTATGATACAGATTACAGAGTGTCACTGCCAAAGAAAAAAATAAGTGTAATTAGATTACCAGAGTTTGAGAAAGAGGGATTCAAACCAAAAGATAGAGTCTTCAAACAGGAGGATGCGTTTTGAAAACTATTGTCTTGGGTCCACCTGGCACAGGCAAGACCACCACTTTACTTAATGAAGTTGACAAGTATTTAAAACAAACAGATCCTGATAAGATCGGTTATTTTTCTTTTACACAAAAAGCTGCATACGAAGCAAGAGACAGGGCCATGTCTAAATTTAATTTTAGTGAGAAAGATCTACCATATTTTAGAACACTACACTCACTAGCATTTAGAAGACTTGGCATACGTAAAGATGAAGTTATGCAACGTAGACATTACGAAGATCTAGGTAAAAAAGCAAATCTAATTGTAGATTATCATGAATATGATAACGAACACACAGGATTATTTACAACTAAAAGTGATATACTGCGTATTATACAATTAGCTAAACTACGTGGTATCACACCAGAAGAACAATTTAATAAACAAGAACATACACAGTTAGTAGATATTAAAACATTAAAACAGTTTGCACACGATTTAGAACAGTACAAGAAAGATTATAACTTAATTGATTTTACAGACATGATTACAGAGTTTGTTAAATCAGATAGATCTCCACGGTTTGATGTAGTTTTTATAGATGAAGCACAAGACCTATCATTATCCCAATGGGATATGGCAAGATCAATATGGGATAAAACAAGGGATACTTTTATTGCAGGAGATGATGATCAAGCAATATTTAGATGGGCTGGTGCAGACGTAGATAGTTTTATAGCACAAAAGGGTAAGATAATGCAGTTGACACAGTCATACCGAATACCGCAGGTTGTGCATGATATTGCATCAAAGATAGTAAACAGAATACAACATAGATTACCAAAAGAATGGAGACCAAAAACGCAAAGAGGCTTACTTTCATATTATTATGATTTTAAAGAAATTAACATGAAACAAGGTAATTGGCTAGTGTTGGCTAGAACTAAATTTATGTTATCAGAAATAGAAGAGCAACTATACTCACAGGGGTTGTATTACGAAAACAAATATAAAACAAACAAAGAACAAGACTTGTACAAAGCTGTGACAGACTGGGAAAATGTGCGTAAAGGTGTGAGTATTAATTACGATCAGGTTGAACGAATAGCATCTTACATGTCACAAAACCATTTTGAGAAACAAGCTTTGAAGTACATGAACAAAGATGCAAACTATGACATGGCCGGACTGAGAGAACGAGTATGGTTGAAGACAGACAAAGTTTGGTACGAGGCTTTTGACAATGCTCCTAGTAGGAGTATAAGATACATTAGAAGGATGAGAGAAAACGGTGAGAAATTAAATTCAGCTCCAAGAATATCGTTGTCCACGATACACGGGGTGAAAGGTGGTGAGCAGGATAACGTGGTTCTCCTGACAGATCTATCAAGAAACACACAAGTCAACTACGAAAAAAATCCTGACGATGAAAATAGATTGTTCTACGTTGGTGCAACTAGAGCTAAACATCATTTACATATTGTCAGACCAAAAGATACTTATAAAGGATATAAAATATGACAGATGTAAATATGTTTGATGATGATAAACCACAGAACAAACAGGTAGGTGGATCCCATTACATGTACTATGACATTCAGCCGTACGAGTTTATTTCAAAAAATAATCTCTCGTTCTTCCAGGGCTGTGTTATAAAATACGTTTGCAGGTACATGCACAAGAACGGAGTCGAAGATCTCGACAAGATAATCCACTATTGCGAATTAGAGAAAAAGAAGTTACAAGATGCTACGCCCGAACAGTTAGAAAACTGGATAGACGGATACAGAAAATGGAAGGCAGAGAGTGAAGATAACATTTAAACCACAAACAGAGTGGCTACCACCACAAGATTTTCCTGATCTATCAAAGTATGATGAGATTGCCGTAGACTTAGAAACAAAAGATCCAAACTTAAACGAAAGAATGGGCTCTGGATCTGTTGTGGGTGTAGGTGATGTGGTTGGCATATCATTAGCTACACATGACTGGTGTGCATATTATCCTATCGCACATGAAGGCGGTGGTAACATGGATCGTAAGATGGTCCTTAAATGGTTGCAAGATCAACTAAATCTACCATCAACAAAAGTATTTCATAACGCAATGTACGACGTGTGTTGGTTAAGAGCATTAGGATTAAAGATAAATGGCAAGATTGTAGATACAATGATAGCTGCATCTTTGGTTGATGAGAATAGATTTAGATACGATTTAAATAATTGTGGTAGAGATTTTGTAGGCAAAGGTAAAGATGAAACAGCATTGTACGAAGCTGCAAAGTCTTGGGGTGTAGATCCCAAAGCAGAAATGTATAAGCTACCAGCTATGTACGTTGGAGCTTACGCGGAGCGTGACGCCCAACTCACACTGGAGTTGTGGCAAGAATTAAAAAAAGAAATAGTGCACCAAGATATAGAAGACATATTTGAAATGGAAACTAAATTGTTTCCTGTGTTAGTTGACATGAGATTCCTAGGTGTACGGGTAGACGTAGATAAAGCAGCCATAGAAAAAAGAAAGATGGTTGAAGAAGAGAAAAGATTATTAGGTGGCGTATACTCTGAAACAGGATTAGAGGTGCAGATCTGGGCAGCTAGATCTATTGCTAAAGTATTTGATAAGTTAGGACTACCCTATGATAGAACAGCAAAGACACAAGCACCAAGCTTTACTAAAAACTTTCTAGCTAATCACCCACACAAGATTGTACAAGCTATTGCAAAAGCAAGAGAGATCAACAAAGCACATACAACATTTTTAGATACAATATTAAAATACTCTGGCAAAGGCAGAATACATGCAGAGATAAACCAACTACGTGGTGACAGTGGTGGTACGGTTACAGGTAGATTCAGTATGAACAATCCAAACTTACAGCAGATACCTGCAAGGAACAAAGACCTCGGACCACGGATCAGAAGTTTATTTATACCTGAAGAGACTTGTAAGTGGGGATGCTTTGACTACAACCAACAAGAACCAAGACTTGTAGTTCACTACGCAGCATTACAAGGTTTCTTTTCTGTAGAAGATGTCGTTGATGCATACAAGCAAGGTGATGCAGACTTCCATAAGATTGTAGCAGATATGGCCGGTATACCTAGAACACAAGCTAAGACGATCAATTTGGGTCTTTTCTATGGCATGGGTAAAAACAAATTACAGGCAGAGCTGGGTGTAAACAAACTACAAGCTGATGAATTGTTTAAACAATATCATACAAAGGTGCCTTTTGTTAAACAGTTAATGGATGCAGTGATGAGCAGAGCACAGCGTAAAGGTAAAGTTAGAACGTTGTTGGGTCGACTATGCAGGTTTCATTTATGGGAACCAAATCAGTTCGGTATCCACAAGCCATTGCCTCACGATGATGCGCTCGCGGAACACGGACCAGGGATCAGAAGAGCATATACATACAAAGCTTTGAATAGATTGATACAAGGATCTGCAGCAGACATGACAAAGAAAGCTATGATAGACCTACATGCTGAAGGCATCATACCACATCTACAAGTACATGATGAATTAGATATATCTATACAAAATAAAAAAGAAGCAGAGAAGATTAAAGAAATAATGGAGTCAACTGTTGCTCTTGAAGTTCCTAATAAAGTAGATTATGAAGAGGGAGATAACTGGGGCAGTATAAAATGAGGATTTATTATGGCATATTTAAACGCAAACATACCACCGGAATACGCACAAATCAGAAAGGAGTATTTGTATGACCTTAAGAAACATCACGGAGAAGTTGAAGACTGCATTATCTTTGGTCTATCGGCTATCACGGGGCGTAGCATCCTTTTTCATTGTATTATGGAAAATGGAGCTATCTTCTATCGTCTCCCGATATCTGCATTCATTCAAAGAGGATTTAAACCGCAAGAAGTTCCTAGACGTAGACTTGACGAGTTACAGCTTTGGAATTGCTTTAGTTATTATCCTGCTGTTCATTCTTGGGATATTTTAGAAGCACAAGCCGGTAAATACATAGGAAAAGACAAGAAATGGCACCACGGCAAGTACCTATTTACGGTTGACTTTGCCCACCCTGAAAGTAATATATTAGATACGGATCATTCAGAGATACCGCACGAGCACAAATGTGCTCACATCATAGCTCTCGACGACGGGAATTATGCAGCACAACCTAACAATAGATGTATATGGGATATCCCATCATTCACTGTTAAAAATAATGTGCCAGATTGGAAAGTGCAAACATCTGAATGGAATGTAGAAAATACAAGTCAATGGAAAACAGAAGATACTGATAAGTTCTTCTATGAAATTGAGGAGAAGAAACATGATTGAACAATGTAAAAACGTTTGTTGCAAAGCCTGGAATTGGATTAAAGGTTTGTGGAACAAATGGGTCAATTGGATCTTTAAAGGTTTCTATAAGTAATTTATGGCCCTAAAAATCTCAGAATCGGCTTCGGTGCAGATGCCTATGAAGACGGTTGCCAGTTTGATCACGATGGTTGCCATCGGGACCTGGGCTTATTTTGGCCTGCATGAAACGCTCAACCAACATTCTACAAGATTAGAATTGATGGAGAAAGATCTTGAAGAGAACACAGAATTTAGGATAAAATGGCCACGTGGAGAAATGGGTAGTTTGCCCGCAGACAGCGAGCAATTCATGATGTTGGAGGATCTTTATAAAACAACCGATAAAATTAATAAACAACTTGATGCCATGATGAACAACAGAATTAATATTGAATTTTTACAAAAACAAATGGATAAAGTTCTTAAAGATATTGAAATGTTAAAAGATAAAAACAGAGAAATAATCTACAAGAACGGGAGTAAATAATGGTCGCCGAAGTTATAGCCCTTCTCATGTTCATAGGCCCTGATATTAAAGAGCATAGAATACAAGCGAACATGGCTACTTGTTTACGTCACAAACGTGTTGCAGAGCGCCAATACCAAGAAGGTATAACCTACAAATGCATACGTTCTAAAGCTAACTTAGATGAAAACGTAGACGGTACAAAGTCAATAAGATCACTAATTTTAGAATAATGGAACCCTTCATACCTGTAAATACTATCATAGCTTTTATCTTGCTTTGTGTTGTAATATATGTAGGATTAAACGATAACAAATGAAACTTACAGCTAACATAACTCTTGACGAGTTGACTAAGTCTCAGGTTGCGGAGAGAAAAGGTATAAACAATAACCCTAACCCTGCGCAAATTGAAAATCTTAAAGAGCTAGCAATTAACATATTGCAGCCAGTTAGATCACATTACGATAAACCTTTAATTATATCATCAGGATTCCGTTGTGCACAGCTCTGCCTAGAAATAGGTAGCAGTGTAAACAGCCAACATGTGGCAGACAACGGCGCAGCCGCAGCAGACTTTGAAATACCTGGTGTAGACAACAGAGAGCTAGCTCTTTACATCAAGAATGAATTAGAATTTGACCAACTTATTTTAGAATTTTACAAAGATAACGAACCGACTTCAGGCTGGATACATTGCAGCTATTCTACCAACTCAAACAGAAACCAGTCCTTGCGTGCGCAAAGAGTTGATGGTAAAGTGGTGTACACACCATGGCTAGAATAGGACAATTAACATCACAAATCGTAACAGGTAACTGCCCAGAGTGCAGATCAGAAACTCTTCTTGTATCTTTTGAACCACACATTTACAGATGTGTAAACTGTGGTTTTGATCTTGAACAGAAAGTAAACGGCGTAATTAAATACGTTGTAGCTAACGATCAAACAAAATTTAAAGCAAGCGTTCTACCAGACGAAGATCATGGCTAAAAAAAGACCACTGTTTGGTGTATCAAACTACACAAAAAGAACTCCCAAAAAGCGTCCGGGTCGACACGCAAAAAAATACTCAAAACGAACACCTTATCGTAAACCCTATCGTGGCCAAGGCAGGTAATGTTTTGGAATTTTATTATCTTTCTTTTCTGGGTTGATATCATTTTATTTTTAACTATCTTGTTTGGAATTATTCTAATGTATGTTTGAAAAAGTTACGATCATAACGCTATTATATCTAACAACCTTTGGCGATATACAAATGCAATCATTTGAAGTTGTATCAGGAGATAGCTGTGAGTCTTGGTATACACAGAACGTAAAAGTTGGAGAAAGAAAGAAACGTAAAGTATTTGGCAATCATTATTACCACAAGTATCAAGACAAAGATGTTATTGGTTATATCTGTAGTGATGATGTTCCACAATAAACCTATCCCACGAGGGAAAAAGGGGATAGGTTGTAAGGTGAGAAAAGTAATTTATATTTGTCACAATTTTGACACAATGTCAAGCGCCCATAATGGACTTACATTTAAACGTAACGTATATCTTATTACTGTTAACTAAATCAGGACCCATTTCGGACAAAGCATTAGCTGTTAACAATGTGCCGTTTGCAGCGCAATCAAACCAAGTAGCATGCTCGCCAGCGTTGTATTCCGGCATGCAGTCACCATGAAGCGCAGAACAAATTTTCATAATTAAAATATATTTAGTCATTGACAATCCTATATGATTATCCTATATATTTGTGAAAGGAAAGTATATGACAGACACAAGTAAATATAGAAACGTTTCGTTATCACACGCAACATACAAGATCTTAGACACATTGTCGAAGAATTTAGATCCTGATGTGACGTTATCGATTAGCAAAACGATTGAGAAAATAGCAAACGAGAAAGTGAGGAAGCTAAATGGGAAAATATCGAGCACCACTAGCAAATAACGACGTTATTCACTTGATCGAGCAAAACAAAGAGCCAGAGCAAAAGCTTTGGATCGCAGTTCTAGCTAAAGCTTTTGATGATGCATTCTACACAACAGATCAGAGAGCAGCATTAGAAGCTTTGAGTTGGATTAGACATGGTAGTGATTTTAATTACGTATGCCAACTGGCAGGTAGAGATCCTAATTATGTGAGAAAGAGAATGTTAGATAAAGTAATAGCAAGAGAAGCATCTATTTTAATGGAAAATAAAAGAATTAAGCAAGGTGTGGACAATGTAATAAAGTTGAAACTAAAGAAGAGAGGACCTGTTCCAGGCACACAAAAAAGAGTCTATGACTACAAATGGTTGCCGAAGCAGACACATGACTATGTCGACAGGTAAACCTAAAATATGTCCTGAGTGTAAAGGCAATGGCTATCTCAGGACAGAAATGCAGACCATCGTACAATGTTTGACATGTTGGTCAGTCT